CTTCGCCCCATACCTCGCGGTATGCAACGCATGACTCGGGGACCTTGTGGATTGCTGGTCCTTCAATGGTCGGGGACTTTCACCCCTTGATCTCTAACCGGTCTCCCGGCGCACACTGTGTTTATATACAGTAATTATGCATGGGCAGTAAATCAACATATTTACAAAATCAATGCTTATGTTTTATGAAAACCTGCTCGAATTTATAGAGTAATCGCTGGATACCAGTGAAGAGATATCATCAGAATCGTTTAGGGAGTTCATCCATGTCCGGTAGACAGTTCCCTGCCATTGGAGAGAGAAAGAAGAGCCAAGACGACCAATTCGTCCTCCGTCAGTTGGCTGTTTGATGGATGTTGCAGAGATGGTCTGTGTAGAAATTACCACCCCATTTTTATAATAAGTTGCTGTGTAGGTTGATGAAGTGGCCTTCTTCAGCGCTATTGTAAGCTGGTATATGCTGCCTGGAGTAGCCGTAAATGAAACGGTTGTCCCTGTCCCGTTAGCCAGCATGCTGATCGTATCAACCCCTCCGGAAGTAGTAGCCCAGATCGCATATTGAGATGTACCAGTGGAATCAGCAACACCAGCGATACCACAACTTCCAGAGCCAGTTGCAGTGTGTTTTATCCACACTGTAAAAACAAATCCTGGTAGATCAGCATCCACCTTAGATGAAGCAGGCAGCAATATCTGTTCGCTACCAGAAGTTGCATCAGCAAAAGTAAATCCATTGCTCCAGCCAACTGTTGCGCCAATCTGTGCAGGGTCCAGACCTGGCATTAAATTTATCCAGTTAGTTGCCCCAATATCTGCCTGAGGTGGGTAACTTGTTGTATCCAGAGCATCATATAAATACAAGGTCCTGGGGGTCATAACTGCATCTGGATAGTCTAATGGCAGCGTTGTATCTGTGAAGTTTGTGTTGATTACCAGGTTTAAAACTCCCATATCACCAGCCTCTTGATGTTATTAATTTATAGCATTCATTTGCAACAATTGCATAACCAGCAGTATTCAAATGCTGTGTATCTCCAGAATTTCGTAAACTAGATGGCACGATCCCATTATTAAAATCAGTAACATCCTGAGGAATTGACGGATTATAAGAATTAACAAGTATCGTATCAATATCTATAAAGTTACCGGGATATTTTTGTTGTAGCAAAGACACAAGCTGTCTCTTTGCGTTGTAGTTGTCGGTGCCAACATATTCAAATGAATTATTGCCTGAAATAACCCCCATTATTATAAACTTGCTGTTAGCAGGCTTAAGATAACTTACACCCCTCTGAATATAATCAAAAACTTTCTGAACCATAGCGGTTAGGTCAGGAACAACATAGTTAAAATTATTTCTACCGCACCAAAATATAGGCAACATATAATCAGTTAATGACGTATCGACTACAAATGCAGAGCCTGGCCAGCAGGCCTGAGCAGCTCCTGAAGTACTTCTGGTAAAAGAATACTGTCCGGTTGACTGATTCAGGGACAGAGTCCCATAAATATTGGCTAGCCACCCGGAAAGGGTCGGTGCAGTGCTGGCAGTAGTTAAGGCCTGAATATCAGGGGTGACATTAACTGCGCCGCTGGCAGGGATTGAGTTACCATCGACAGAGCATGAAATTGCCGCGCCTCCCTGTCTGGCTATGATTCTCGTTACATCCTGACCACCGCGACCTCGGTTCAATACCGTGCGCCCTAAAAGCGTCGCCAGCTGCGATGGATATGATGTCGCGCCGCCAGTTGATTCCGTGAGACTATCCCCCCACGCTACCAATTGAGTTGCGTCGGTATCAATTTTTTTGGAAAAGCTGTTAGGTATATTCGACCATGCAATTTGAGGAATATACGCTTCAATTCTCTGCCCTGCAATTATAGGGTGGCCATCAAGGCCTAACCCGCATGCAACACGACCTGATGCATCAGTTATTTTGAATGAATACTTAATAGAGCTTGCTTCAAGCTTTATCGTTTTTCCAATGTTAGATATTGTATCGGCTACATCAACACCATCTCCCGTTGTAATAAATCTTCCGCTTTTTGCAATACATAGTGACGCCCTCCTTCCATTGCTTCCAACAAAGTCAAGGGCAACCGCTGAACGAGGCTGTTCAGTGAAATGATTATTAATAGAGCTTTGTGATGGAATACTCCTTCCAGTGGCGGTTAATGTTCCTGAAATGTTTGCATATTCATCCGCCAATGTATTGTCGGAAGAGTTCAGCACCCAGCATATTGCGCCTACCTGAATATTTCCAGCGTCTGCATCCGCCTGCGCAGCCGCCAGCGTAGGAAATTCGCGAATTGTCCCTGTTATAGCTGCCGTTCCGGGCTGAGAAGCCTGCAGTACAGCCACGCCATCTTGGTTCTCGTAAGTTTTGAAAGCCGCCGTCGCTTCCGGGCCTTCCGCTACGCGGAATGACTGACCGTTTGTAGTGGCGGCGAGGCCTGCAATTGTGCCATCCGGATCGCTCGGCGTTTTATAGAATGTGAACTTATTCTGTGCATATTCAGAGGCATTAGATGCTGCTGTTACAGCCTCATCTCTTGCAACTCCCGCCTCTGTTGCATATTGCAGTGAATTTTCTTCTGATGTAGCCGCGCTCTGCTTGGATAAAAGAGCTGATCCAGCTGCATCCTTGGCTTGCTGGGCGGCAGCACTAGTATCCTGATATCCTTGCTCAGCCTCCAGCATGTATTGTTTGGCTTCTGCGGCACTAACGGCGGCATCTGCTGCTAATTGAGCAGTTTTTTGCGTTTCGGTGATTGTCATTTTTTATTCTCATGAATATTCATAAATTATCACGATGCCTTCTTTCCCCTTGGCGCCATTTACTGCTGGAGAGGATGGTCCTTGTGAAGAACCAGATGCGCCTGAACCATATGCCTGCCCATCAATAGCCGGGTCTCCAAATGATGGCACCCATCCCCCGCCTCCAAAAACGCTACTTGCCCCAGGTGATCCGAGGAATGACTGGGTTGCGTTAGCGTATGCAGGTGTAGATGGGGCTCCTGGAGAGCCTATGATATTGGCACCAGAAGGAGCGCTTGATGCGACATTACCCTGAGGTAGAAAAGGTGGATTTGCTGGTCCGGCAGACGGCCCTCTTGTTCCGCCAGGCGCAACCATTAGCGATCCAAATGAGCTTGAACCACCAACAGAGCCAACCGGAGATGCTGCGGTGCCTCCCTGCCCGCCAGCGCCAACAACGATGCTAATGCTGGTGAAATTTATTGAAAATCTACCCTTAGCATATGACCCGGCCCCACCACCTGAAACTATTGACACCTGCCCCGCTCCAGTGGCTGGGGCAGCATCGCTCCCACCACCACCGCCAACCATTTCAACAACAACCGACTTAGCACCAGGGGTTGGCGTATAAGTGCCGGATGATAAAAATGTCTGCACGTTCAAGAGTCGTCCGGATGAATAATTAATCCATCCAATACCGCCAGCATCAGGATTTGTCGTGTTATTTTCGATAGTGCTTTGCCAGAATCCATCCCTGGCTGAATTGATAAGAATCGCGCCTTTTGGGTATCCACCGATAGCTGCCGAAAATGCAGAGTCGAATGTATAGAAACCTCCGGCTTGCTCCCATTGCAGTCGAGTATAGGCATCATTAAAAATCCCATTAAAATCCTGCCCCTTTGGCGGCTTACCGCCAGCAGATAGAGCGATGCGGGTAAGCGGAGGAAATCCTGAGTCCATCGCGGCAAGGCCATCAGCTAACGTTTCAGGGGTGGAATTTACCGGGATCGTGTTTTTGTCACCACTCGCAGAAAAAACAACCGTCAGACTGGACGGCATGGCTGAATTGTTCAATTCAGACCTCCTGAACGATGTTTACTTTTACCCCAGGCGGGGAAGGAAGTGCTCCGGAGCTTTGCACTATGGCCAGCTCAGAATCGGAAAGCTGGAACTCGAATACGTAGCTCATGACATGGTTGCCATCGTCACGCACGTAAGCTCGCCCGCTGGCGCCGAACATGTACATCAGCATGCGATTCATGACCGGCACGGTGCAGTCGCTGATGTTCGCCATCGCTTTGCACATGATCAGCTTACGGTATGCCTCATTGGTCAGGACCACAGTGTTCGTGTCCTGCACGCCGGTATAGAAAGGCGCCTGGTTAAAGGGTTGCGGGTCGGTGAGTTCTGCCGGGGTGCTGGTCGCTTCGCCAAACCCCAGAAACTGCTGGGATGGCGTCACAGTCAGCAAACGCTCTACATCAACGATTTTACCCCAGCACATCAGACCGTAATCGCCGCAGGTCTCGATGTTGAATACGAGGTCATAGAACGTGTCTATCCAGTCCTCTGGCGCTACAGAAGCGTTAAAGGTGTCAATCAGTGACCGCAGGCTGGTTGAGTTCACGTACTGCGCGTAGATCGTCCAGTCGACATTATTCACTTACCGCCTCCGTTATGATGTTTGTCGTATCGAGGGTCGGTTCCTGATCAATCCCCATGGTCAGCGCACTAGACCAGGTGGTTCCGTCCAGAGAGATCTGGACCGAAAGCACGTTCATGTTCTGTGCATCAAGCGCCTGAATGGGTCCGATATAGCGGCTGCCATAAATTCGCGCGCCGGCACGCGCCCGGGTACCGCCATCTGCGCCGGTAAAGGCATTCAGGACGACCGTTCTGATCTGCGCGTTGATATCTGACGGAAGCCCATCATTCGCTTCGTATTCCACTTTGATATGAACGCTCACCGCATCCAGCGTTTTCCACCTGTAGGTGTACTCCGGATAAGGGGCGTCATAATTTTCGGTATCCTGCACGGTCCCGGTGGTGTCACCGTTCATAACGGTGCCCGGGGGAAGTTTTTTATTGATGGCCGCTGCAATGTCTGCCACTGCCCCGCCATAAACCCCGATATAAATCGAGCTGGCCAGCAGCGTGTAATTCGTGGAACCTTTGTCGACGGAAGTGGGCTCTTTGTTGTCGATCACATAAACATCAAGCACCCCGTCGACTTCCAGGACAGCAGCTCGCACAGCCGCTGCTGTGTTAAAGGCGTTACGTGCCACTGACTGGCGACGGCGATACTCAAATGCAGATCGCCCTTCAACATTCGAGCCCGGTACACCCGCGGTCTCGTTGGTGATACTCGACCAGCCACTTACCGCGACATAGATGTTTGTCAGCGTACCAATGGGGCAAGCTATCGGCCCGGTAGTCAGGTTCTGGAACTCGATCTTTACCGTCCCGTCTGCGCCTATCGTTCCGGCCGCCAGGGACACGTACATATAACCGTTGTCGTCGGTTGCATAGGACTGTGCCGGGATCACCGTTCCCGGTACGCCGGAGCATGTGGCCGTTACAACCGTACCCGCAGCAGCAATGCGATCGAGGAAGTAAATCCTGCCGATGCCATCCTGAAACCTGCCGGAGGAAAAGTCCGGGTTCATGTTGTTTACGATGGCCAGAAGCTGATCGTTCTTGTCTGCGATGATTGCAGTATCAGTGACAGCCAGTTGCCCCTGCGGCGTCTTGAGGTTAGTGCTCATCGCCGTCCCGAATGCAGAACCAATATCTGCTATACGCCCGGCAAGAATGTCTCCCTCATCTGGAACATCAAGGCCAGTGGTGGAAAAGGTCACGGCCGGTACCGCCGTAGAGATTGTCGTCATTTTTTCCTCACAGGGTGACGCTGGAATCCAGGCCATTGGTATCCACGATCGCAATAACGCCGGTAGTGCGGCGCGTATCGCGGTTGTTAATCAGCGTCGGCTCAGCGCGCGCGATATAGCTCATCCGCAACGCTTCTACCTGAAGCGCGGCCGCCATGGCGCCGGTGCTGGCCTTAACGTTCAGCAGCTCTTTGTAATTAACGCCGGTGTCTTTTTCGTAAATGCACTCGCCGCGTATAGCCAGGCATGCCGTCGCTACGTCCTGAGCGCAGGCGTAGGGGTTTTCAACCGTGGCGATATTACCCAGCTCATCAAGGACAAGATCCCATGTGTCGGGATCGAGTTTGAGAGAGATTGTTTTCATGGATGAATATCCATTGGTTAAATGTCAGGATTTAATAAATCAGGCGCCCTGGGTATGTTGCTTTAAACAACTTTGAGGGGATCGCCATGGACATCAAAATCACCTGCCCGGAGTGCGGAAGTGAACGCATCAAAGCTCCCGCCGAAGTCAACACGCTGGACGACCTCGAGGGTTCCATCTGCGCCGACTGTGGAAGAGAAATCAGTAAAGATGATGTCGTTAGTCAGGCGAGACAGTTCGCTATCGACTCGCTCAGAAATTCCATCGGGAAATCGTGATTTAAGCTCGCCGGTCAGGACGTGAATCTTGTCGTCTATGCGTGAGGTATCGATTGACAGGGTAATGAGCATGATTTACTCCCATAAAAAAACCCCGCCGAAGCGAGGTTTGCGTGACCTACAAAAATTTTGTAGGTAGTTAATTATATACTCAGCTTTACCACAGCTAAGAGCGCATAGGGGTCTGAATATTCAAGGTAATGCTACTGCCTAATACCGAGCCACTGATTTCAGCAATTCTGGATAGTTTCTGATACATCCGCTCTGCGTAATGACGATGAGCCAAGTATTCCATCTTGACCGCACTCACGTCGTATCCCTGCATCGCCAGTTTGCTTATGAGGCTACTGATCGCCGAAGGTGATTCATCCTCAAATCCATAAAGCAGCATTACGGGGAACTGATAACCTCCAGCCGCTGTGGATTTCTGAATTTTTCTTTCACGCTGAAGGAGCGGGAACTGATCCCACCAGTCTGCTGGGTAGTGAATATCCAGCTTCGGAGCGGGTAGTGCTTCCTGCTTACCGAGAAACTCACCTTCCAGCGCAACACGATGAACATACTCGATAGCATCGGGGATCTGATTGGCGTCTAAATCCTCAATGCTCTCAACGTTAAAACGCTGATGGATCATTGCGTAGGCTTCTGGATACATCATGTGCCTTTTGCTTACCAGCATGTTAACGGCATCCCGAAGTGGCGTTCTTTCATCTACCGTGGTCTTTTTGCGTGGGTTCTTTACCTCACCTTTAGTCCAGTAGTCGTGCAGTACGGTAAAGCATTCCTCCTGGTACTTGATCAGTTTGTCGCGGATATCGGCGCGCACTTTTTCAGGGTTGATGCTGAACAGCCAGCCGTTGAGTTTTTTCAGTGGGAGGCACAAAAGCTTGCGCAACTTGCCGTCGGCGGCAACCATGTTCATATGAACACAGTTGAATTTTTCTAGTTGTCTCATCAGTTTTGTTTGCTGAGTTGACCAGCTCATGCCGAGGTTTTCAACGACAGGCTTCATAGCCACATAAGCGATGCCTGCAGCCATAGCAGTGATTATTTGCTGCCCGTTGAACGGCACGTAAGAGGTGTTAACTGCTTCAAGAATTGCTATACTTGTCATGTCGATACTTCCTTCTCTGGATTTTTCGATGTAGAAGCCTGACGGTCTAGCCACCGTTGGGCTTCGCTATTTCTGAGGCACAAATAACCCATCTTTTTTGAGGCTATCTATAAGTCTCATAACCATTTCGGTATTGATTGACCTCCCCGCTGCCTCTGCTGCTTTTTCAATGGCTTCCTTTACATCTGCTGGTATTCTCATGTTGTACTTCGGTGCTTTAGATGAAACGATCATACTTCCTCCTATCATTTTGGTATAACCGTTATACCATTGTGGTTGCGGTAGTGCAATAGTAATATCACCACTATGTTATGGAGGTGGTATGTCACGTGAAGAGCCGCAGATAAATATAAGAATTTCCAATGAGTTAAAGGCAAAAGTTAAGGCTAGAGCCCAAAGCAACCGTCGATCAATGAATGCGGAAATTATTCAAATAATTGAAGATGCCGTGGATGGCCGGTCATTCAATAGCGCTGAGTTTGCCAAGCAAGAAGCCGATCGCTTCAGGGATGCTCTTCTTGAGACTTTTTCGAAAATGTATAAAAAGGAAGAAAAATGACTCTTCCAGAAAACCTCAAATCATTAACTAATATTGACTTGAATGATTTGTCTGAAAATGGTCTTGTTCTAATTATTCCATTAAGCAAATCACAAAATTTTCCTTTAGTTGAGAAGCTATCAAGCTTAATGGCATCTGCAAGGGGTTCAGTTAATGGTCGAGAGTTTATTTTGTGTGTTTCTGATTTAACATCCTCTCGGCAATGCGATTTATCTATGGAGATCATAAACATTGCAAGCTCATGGAAGGGGTTCTCAGTGATAGCTAGACGCAACGTTATACCACCACTTAGTTGTTATCAGGTTTTATCCTGTATGATCGAATCCTTCCAATGCATCAACAAAAAAGCACACTGCCAAACTAGAGTAAGCAACGCCTCCTTCCTTCGCCCATACGTCCTTCACTCATTAAGCATGGTGAATAGAGATGGATTAGAAGCCATCCTGCCGTGCAAATTAGTCAGCAGTGGATTCTACGACCCTTTGATTGATGCCAGCTTGGCCGAACAGTACCAGGCACACGCCGTATCCCAAGGCATCCACTGGTGTCCTCATTTTGATGAATCTTTAATTAGGGTTATAGATGGCAAGGTAGATGCTACAAAAACTAATGAATACGATACTTTCATCGAAGAAAAGAAACCACCTAATGGTGGGCTTTGGCTAGTACATCGACTTGATCTGCGTGGTACCGTCCGGAACGCCGTACTTGCTCATTTTCCAGCAAGCCTCAGCAACCTGGATTATTTGGTATCTCATTTCCGGCCCGATTCCTTCTGTTAAGCTGATGTTCTTTTTCATCAATTCCAGGGAAACGCCAGATCTCTCAGCCTCGCCAGCCGCCCGGCACATACGCCTTACCCCAGCATCAGAATCAGCCTGCTGGTATGGGTATCGGGCCATTAGAGAATAGTAGACATTATTTAAAGTGTAAGACGCGGCATCAATCTCACGCTTGGCCATGCACTCCTTACTAGCCTGACACTCAGCTTCTTTCTGCTTAGCGAATATTTTATTCTGTTTATCTTTTTCTTCTTGGTACTTTTCCATTAGAGAGTCATAAGCACTAGCATACTTTCCATAATAACATAATGCATCTCTTTGGCATTCATAGGTGTTTTGATTTGGAAGTTCCATTCCTGTTGTGTTCTTGAATTTATTTCTTAAATTAAACACAGACAGTCTTTCATTGGATTTTGTCTGAAATGTTATATTCTCAAAATCATGTTCTTTCTGGTAGTTTATCGCCTCATTAGGAGATAAGGCACAACCTGACAAAGAAAGCGAAAGCGCGAGAAGAAAATACTTTTTTATCATTGTTACGGCTCCAGTGGTTCAGTTCGGCTTCCTCCTGATACTACCCCACCATGAGTATGCCCATCAACGATAGAACCGTCGACAAGCTCAAGCTGCCCGTTTGGATGGACTTTCAGTCCGTTGATGTTAACCACGCCCGGGCTCTGTATTTTTATTCCGCTGCCTGTAAACTCAGCGAACTCCGTGGGTTCATCGTTCAAACTAGCGATAGCCGTGATGTAAACAGCATCCGAGTATGAGTGGCGCCGCTGAGTTGGAGGCGGCCCACTTTGCCTTGATGCTCTGACATTGGTTGTATCTTTGTCACAGGCAATTACCAGACCAATATCGCCAATGCGGGGAGTCATTTTTACCGCGCTGTTCCCGGCCTGATACCGAATGAAGGGAATGTCATATACCTCCTGACATTTAATCTCCCCCCCGGATACGTTCGCGCCGCTCACAAGAGGTAGCACAGTCATAACGCCATCACCAACATCTTTAACCAGAACAATATCAGCAAAAACATTGCCCTTTGATGCCGTGGCTATAAGGGACAAGATCGCGTTACCCTGACAGGAGATATCAGAAGCTTTTTGATTAGTTGCCATTGCTTTCCCCTCCGATGACAGATATCGGAGATGCCACAACAAACGTCTCCCAAAGTCCACCAGGTACTTTACAGGACAGATAGTGGGTAGTCCCCGCCTGCACCCCCCACTCGCCGCTAGCGTGTGGCAAGTCTGTTTTGAGGATGATCTTCGTATTCAATTTTAGCGCCGGTGAATAAATGCACCTAAAGTTAATACCCATCTCATAAAATATTGGATACCCAATAAGTCCATGCTCTGGCGAAATTAAAGGAACAACTGAATCCGATGGTGTTTTACCTGTATAAATTGTGACAGTGCCAAAATCTATATCAACAGATATGTCATGCGCTGCCGCAATTTTTAATATTTGGATTATTGCGTTGTCATCGAAATATGGATTTCGATGAGTAGCCTTAACGTCCACGTTAACGAACTTTAAACCAACCTTAAAGGCAAGAGCACGAATCATATCAGCAACATCAGCATCGCCGCGAATGGATGTAGGCTCACAGGGGATCAGGCGCTCCCTGCCGGCCGCCGCCGCAGTTATCTCAATCGGCGCATCCGGCATCTGGTTCAGGTTAATCCTGGCAGATGTTATTGACCCGGAAAAAACACGGGTGTCGCCGGCGTAAACGACAATTGAGTTCTGCGCATAAGCGACTATCTTTTGCGCGTTAGTTGTCAACTTTGACATGTTTTCCAGGGAGAGTCCCCAGAGGCTAAGTTCGAGTACCGTACCCGTAGCGCCACCAAATGCAGATATAGCAGCTTCACACTTGAACCCTTTAACAATCAGCGTGTTACCAATTCCGCCGTCAAACGTACCGTTAGCCAGCGTAAACGATACGGTAAGTTCTCTCTCCTTGTAACTCATCTGCCGACCTCACTGCTCGTCGCATAATACAGCTTGAATCTGGTGCCGATTTCATCGTAATAGGGATCGGCTGTACCTTTTGAGTCAACGAAAACCAGATCGCCACTGAACCCCAGATATTTATACCGAACCAGGTAAACGCAGTTCAGGCAGAGAACTCCCTGAAATATCGGCTTGTCATCGACATACAGATCGGCGTAAAACCCGGTAGATCGCTGATGAAGCTTGATGGCGCAGTTCTGGCCGCCAAGCGTGACATACACCTTTTGGGATAGTGACGGTGATAAGCTAATTTCCTGCATGTCACATCACCTTTTTCAAAAAGTCGGAAGTAGTGCTTTTTATCTGCTTAGAAACCGCAGTAGAAGAGCTGTCCCACGCCTTAGAGACCGACTCGGCCGCCGAGTTAACGTTAGATACAATCGCCGCCCCTGTAGTCTGGAGAGCATCTGATAAGGTTGTATCTGCGCTTGACCAGGCATTCTTAACATCGCTCAATGTCACCTCTTTCGTCGCCCCGGTGATAATCTGCGTTGAGGCTGCCCCGCCATTGTTGGTTTTCGCGTTGCTGGTCGGCGGCCCTTCAATCACAGCATTTGAAAGCATGACTTCCCCACCGTCCATGATCTCCTCAAAAGTGCAGTTCGCCATCAACAACGTCTGCCCGCGATATGACCCCACAAAGTAATCGAAGTGGGTCAGATCGTAGCTGTAATACACCGTATCCGGTGTCTCGATGTTGTAGGTGCTGGCCGTGTTTTTCATCTCATCCAGTTTCTGAATGAAATTGTTCCGGCTCAGCAGAGAGAAGTTGGTCAGGTTAGGCAGTGACCCGGAAAAAGCCGTCCACCCCTCAAGGGCAAAAATGATCCTGAGTTCAGACGGCTGTTTCACTTTGTTGTAGGACGTGTACCTGCCCTTTTCTACCGGCCCCTTAGTCACCGCCGCATCTCCGTAGCGATCAACGCTAACCCAGCCGGAAGGAGAGAAAACCTCCTGCCCGGCTGCAGCCGTCAAAAGCGACTCGTCAACGGTGTTATAGGTGATCCGGTAAGTTGGCGACAGGGCGCTGTTAAGGACGGATAACAGGCTTCCTCCCTGAATGGCGGATAGCACTGTCGAGACATTCAGAGAAAACGACATGAGTTATTGTCCTGAGTAGCCAGCCATTAGCATGACGCGGTTGTCGCCGTGCTTTTTGATGTCGCTGGTAAGCTGTTCCACGTTCTGGGCCTGGGTGGTGATTTTGGTGCCATAAAAGTTATAAACACCGCCAGCCTGACCCGGCATCGCGCGGTCTACGGCCATACCGGCGCCGGGACGCATTCCGGCCATGACTTTGGGGACGTAATTACGAGTTTCCGACGGCAGGTTGTCCATGCCTTTCTTCTGGACGTTTCCGATCCCCCAGTTGTAGGAAGCAAGGGTTTTCTCCAGATCTCCGCCCGTAGCCTCCAGCAGATAGCGCAGGTATCTTGCAGCGGCATCAGCTGACTTGTGAGGGTCGAAAACATCACGACCTTTGAGCCCCATATCCTTTGCCGTGCCTGGCATGAACTGGAACAAGCCTTTGGCTCCAGCTTTCGACTCCGCAAACGGGTCACCACCTGATTCAGTAGCAGCTACCGAAGACAGCAGTCCGGCCGGAAGTCCATATTTACCTTCCAGCGCCCCGAATTCGCCAGCCATTGCCTGAAGAAATGCCTTCCCTTTGGCGCCAAGGCGAGCGGCCTGCGCGTTAAGCGGGACATTTGGCTGGTAGCCGCCAACAATATTTGGCTGCATGGATGCTGCCCCAGCCGGAGAAATTAATGCATTCACAGCCTGTGAAAGAAGATTTTTAGTTGATTCCCAGAATGAACGCTCATCCTGATCTTTCTTTCTTTGCTCCGGTGATACAGCTTGTATATTTTGCTGATTGTTATACCAACCACCTGCAGACCAGCGCTGTTTTATTGACTCCCAAAGAGAATCAGTATGGTCTGCTTTGGTTGCGGCATTGGATATGTTCTGATAAGCCCCTACACCCACAGCACTGGCAGCGACAAACCACGCAGGTGGTGTGAGGGCGAACAATCCAGTAAAAGCCTTTGTGATTCCCATCACCCATGTCGCAACCTTTAAGCCGATGAGTAGCTTGATCGCGTTTTCCCAACCACCAACAGATCTCGCAGCGTTATCTGCCACCTTAGCTCCGCTCTCAATGGCACCAAAAAAGGACTCGACTTTTTGTCTCATCTCATCTGGATGAGATTTCATCCAGTTTGATAACTGAAGAAGAACGCCATTAAACTCACGCACATACGGGATCAGGAAGGTATAAAACTGGTTTTTTGTGGTTTCGAGGTTCTGGTTGAGCACCACCCATGCTTCTGTAAACTCTTTCGCCCCTTTAACAGAGGCATCAGTTATTCCAGAGCTTTTTGTTAAGCGGTCAACATCCGGAAGAAATCTACCCTCCTGGTTTCGCTGAATGGTGGCATCATCGAACCCACCCATAGCACCAATCTGGCGCCGAATGTTTGGGTCTTTGACTTTCCTGAGTGACTCCAGATAAGACCTTGCGAGTGACTTGGCATCCTTTGAATAGACGTCAAAAGTATCACCAGTTAACGCCGTAAGCATTCGCATGCCGCTAAAGATCGGGCTGCTGGTATCCCCAAATAGAGAGCCTTGCTTTGCAGCCTGAAAACCCTGCAAGGCGGCCGTGATCCTCTCAAAAGAGCTTCCGGCTGATTCTGCAGCCTTCCCGAAGCCATCAAGTTCTCTGGCTGTCATGCCAAGAGCCTTTGACTGAATGGAAAGGTCCATCAGGCTAGACGTGGTATTTTTAACAAGGCTCATCAGGCCGCCGGCAGTGACGGTAACGCCAGTCAGTGCCAGCAATTCCGTCTTTATGCTGCTGAAGAACGAAGCGGCTTTCTTGCCCTGCTCAGCCATTTCCTTGGCGGTGTTTTTGGCGTCTTCGCGCTGCTTTTTCAGGTCGTCACTGACTTCCTGCTGGGCTTTTCGGAACTGAGAAGTATCAAGGCCCAGAGTAACCAGGAGGGCGTCAATTACCGTTGCTGCCATGATCACTCTCCGCTGCTATGGCTCTGTTGGTGTTATCCACGGTCATTATTTCAATCAGCCACC